TGCATATTGGTCTTTGTGGGGCAACCAAATCAATCTCTGGCCGAAACCGAACGATACTGAATATCAGATAACGATTCGTGGTTACCGTAACCCATCGTTCTCATGGTTAACTGATTCGTCTAACTCTTCATCTACTGACTATGTGGATCTTGATCCTGAGTTCCACATGATGCTTGTGAACTTTACGCTTGCCCGTATTTTCCAATTCCAAGAAGACCCTGAGATGGCTTCTGTTTATATGAACCATTACAACTCGGGTGTAACTATTGCTAAAGCCAATTTGACTGCACCTAACTCTAATCAGCCGTTGATTATGAGCGGAGGGTTCCAACTTAACGGTGCTGCTAACACTGCTTATGGTTACGGTTATGGGCAGGCAGGGATTTTGGTTCAGCCGGGTAGTCCTTCGCCTATTGGTAGAATGTATTAATCAATGGCGGCTATTGATGTTAAGCAGGTTTTTGATTTTACTGGTGGCATAAACTTTCGTGCTGATCAGTTTCAATTAAAAGAAAACGAATCCCCTGGGATGCTCAATGTTGAAATTGACCCTCGTGGTGGTGTGTTTAGCCGTGCGGGTTATCAAACAAAACATACAACTGCTGTAGTTTCGTCGGGTGCCGTTTGGAAACCTAAGGGATTGTTCAACTATCAGTATCCGAGCGCCCCACAAATTTTGTTGACAACGGGTAAGAGTGGTGCTACTGACGGCAAAATTTATCGTTCAACGGGCGGTAACTTCACCAAAATTGCTGCTGATGCTTTCAACGATGTCAATGTTAAAAGCACTAACGGTGCTTCTATTACACAATGGGAAGACAGCGTTTATTTCGCTATTGGTAAAACCGCAACATATATGTACAGTTGGACTGCTGGCGATACTTATGCCACACAGTTGACTGCTTCAGGTCCGACTTGGCAACCATATGAAATTCCTGCTTTAACCCCGTATATGCCTAGGGCTGAACTTGTTTTGGCTCACGCAAACAAATTGTTTGTAGCAAACACTTACGAAGACGGAACTTCTTACCCAAACCGTTTGCGTTGGTCGCATGAGAATTTGCCGGGTTCGTGGTATCAGCAGGACTATATTGACATTATTGCTGGCGGTGAAGGTATCCGTGGAATCCAAATAGTTGACGGTCAGTTACTTATTTTTAAACCTAAAGCAATATATTTGTTGATGGGTTATGACGCTGATTCTTTTCAGTTAGTTGAATTGTCAAAGGTGTTGGGGATTGATTATCCTCAGCAGGCTGTTGCAGGTAGTGGTGGCGTTTACTTCTTTGATTACCCTAACGGTCTATTTTTTTATGATCGCAACGGCATTCAAGACATTTTTGAGCGTATTCGCCCAATTATTTTGAACAACGAAGTTAACTCGTCATACACTTTTGATATTACTTTGTCGTTTGTTCGTAACCGTTTATGGGTTTCTATGCCTTACGCGCCTTCAAGCCAATCTACCCCACCTGAGTATCCGAGTGTCAATTTTATTTTTGATCCAACGATTGGTGCCCGTGGTTCGTACACCATGTTTCAAACCGCTGAATGGTTTGACCCGTTGATTGCTTCACCAGACGATGACCTTATTGGTGGTTTTGGTTTGGTGTGTGGTGTTGATTGGCGTGACGCTAACGATGATCCGTTTTATTTGATGGTTTCTCCGTATGAGGACTATGCGTATGTGATGTATGTTGACGACTATACAAACACTTTGGATGATTTCCCTGCCACTTTTAACGGCAAATATCAAACCAACTATTTGACAGCATGGTTTGATGACAACCGTTATGTGCAACTTAAATCGTTTATTCGCCCATATTTTGTGTTGAAAGAAGTTTCTCAACCAACGGTGATTCGTTTGGGTATCTACAAAAACTATGATGAAACCACACAATCGGGTGGTACAAAAACTATTTCGTTGACACCTCTAATTTCGGGTGCTACTTATTCAACGACAGGTTCTGGTGGTGTGTACGGGACAGCGATTTACGGTGTGAATACTGTTGGTTCCGCAATCAAACGAAAAGGTATAGCCCCGCTTGGTAGAGGATATGCGGTGCAACTTAAGTTTATGGGACCTGATCAAACAACAGATTCCGTGGCTAGTCCCGGCAGGAAATGGGGATTGAATAGTATCGGTTATAAATTCAAACGCAGAAAAATCAGAGGAACCTAATCATGGCAACAGTATCTATCCCTTATTCCTTTAGCAACGGTGCGGCAATTGTCGCATCGGAACATAACGCTAACTGGGATTCTATTTCGGCGTTCGTTAACGCTTTGTCGGCAGGTAACAACTTTGATACTGGTGCTATTGCTTCAGCGGATATTGCTGATGGTTCTATCACTACAGCAAAACTTGCTACTTCGTTGACTTTGACAACGCCTGCTCTTGGTGTGGCTACGGCTACAAGTTTGAATGTTTCAGGTAACATCGTTTATCACACAGGTACTTCAGCACAAACAGCAACATACACTTTGACATTGACAGATGACTCAAAGATCGTTGAAATTTCTAACGCAAGTGCAGTGAACTTGAATGTTCCTTTGAACTCAACTATTGCTTTCCCAATTGGTACTTCAATTACAGTTCTGCAAACAGGTGCAGGTCAAATCACTGTCGTTCCTGTTAGTGGTGTGACTATCAACGCAACTCCTGGCTTGAAGATACGCACACAATGGTCTGCTGCGACACTGCTTAAACGAGCAGAAAACACTTGGGTTCTCCTTGGAGATTTGAGCGCTTAATGCCGTTATTTATTGGAGCAATTGACGCTGGCGGAGACCAGCCAACAGCACCGGGTACGCCTACGGCTGTAGCGGGTAATGGTTTGGCTACTGTTTCGTTTGCGGCTTCATCATATATTGGAAAAGATACTTCGGTTGTTTACACGGCTACATCTAATCCTCAAGGGTTAACAACAACAGGTGTGTCGCCTATTGATTTTACGGGTTTAACCAACGGTACTGCATATACTTTTACTGTTACTGCTACTACGCCGTATGGTGTTGTATCAGCCCCAAGTGCTGCTTCTAACTCTGTGACTCCTGCGGCTCCGCCTCCTCCGCCTCCTCCGCCACCACCACCGCCTCCCGCACCAGGTCCGCCACCACCGCCACCAGACCCGTGTGCTGGTTGCCCTGCTGCTGGACAGTTGCTCAGTACTTATTGCAGTGGCACAACTCTTGTTGGTGTTTACACAAACGGTTGTTGTGGAACTACCGATTCCATTATTGAGTACAACAGTGGTAGTTGTGGGTATGTTCCACCACCACCACCAATACCGGGTTGTTCTGCTTGCGTATACACCGTTACGGGTCAATCATCTATCCCGTGCGGATGTTTTGAAATCCGTTTCATTTTGAAACAGTGGTATATTACAAGAACTTTCTATTCAACAAGTTGCACGCCTGTTCCATGCTCTCCATGTGTATGTCCGCAATCTTCTGACGGTCCGTGTAACCCAAGTAATACCAACTGTTAACCACATCAATGAAGGATGATTATGAGTAACCCATTTGAAAACCCTGAAGAATTCGTAGGCAAACACGCATATTTTGCGTTTGTTGTAGACAACGAAGTAACACACTTACATACCGTTGATAAACAACTTGAAATGATCATTGCGTCTATGTCTTCGGATCCTAAGGTGATTCTTTTGTCTGAAGATGATGCTTTAAAAGTTAAAGGCGGATGGTATTTTAACGGTACCGAATTTGTTGAAACACTATAAATATGTCTGCTTGGAAAGAATATAAGCAAAAATTAGGTACCACTCGTCCGTGGGATGTGTTGAATCCGAACACGGAGTTTGCTGACGATGAGAAGCAAAGTACTAGGATGACGATTTGTCGTAATTGTCCTGAATACATTAAGTTGACTAGCCAATGCAAACAGTGTGGTTGTGTTATGAAGGTTAAAACTAAACTTCTTTATGCGTCTTGTCCGTTGGGTCATTGGTGATGTTTGATTTTTCTGATGTGTCCACACCCGAATATCAGTCTTTTGTAAGATTTGTTGACATTGAGACTAATGTTCCACGCAACTTCACCGACATAGACCCAAACCTATTTCCGTACAGTTTCAAAAAACAAGTAGGCGAATTCCGTAGTTTCCACCAAGAAGACCTGTTAACCAAAGAAGAATGCGACTACCTCATATGGTTAGCCGAATCCAAAGATGAATGGTTAGAAGAAACACTTCCTTTTTGGAAGGGACGCAACATCCCGTTTTTATCCATGCTTCCGTCTAGACCGTGGGCTACAGAAGAAACCAAACCGTTATGCATAGATATCGTTAAACGGATACAACAATTCATTACCAAATCCTTCGGGGTGGACGCCTACCCTGATCAGATAGGTCTTGTCCGTTGGCTACCTGACAGTTGGCAGATGGTTCACAAAGACGATGTTGACGGTCTTGACCGTGTCGCAGGATGCGTCGTTTTCTTGAACGACGATTACGACGGCGGAGAACCGTTTTACCCGTATTATGGCAGAATGGTTATCCCAAAAACAGGGATGATTTACGCCCATTCTTCGGACGAAGATCACCTTCATGGGGTGACCCAAATTAAGAACAAAACCCGCTACACCATTTCTACCACTTGGACGACTGATAAGAGCAAATGCCCTTATCCCGATCTATTTGGTGCGAAGGTAATGAATTAGGCTTATAGTAAGGAAACTACATGGCATTTGACCCTTCCATATTTGAACAGCAACGGCGCGGGCTTCTCAATACCTTTGCACAGCAGTCTGCTCTCAATGCTTATCAGCGTTATCTGGCAGAAACCCGTGGTCAACGCCCTATTTTGAACCTTGAAGAAGCGGCATTTGGTCGTACCCCAACTGGCGGTCTTGGAGAAGTCCCTAAGTTGTCGTCTTCATATGCACGGCGAGGGTTACAGGGTCAGGGTATGCGTTCAGGTATTTATAATGAGGCTCTTGCTAGTTATGCCAAGAACCGTGCTCGCAACCTTGGCTATGCAAGAGAAGACCAAGCCGGGGCACTGAGAGGCTACGACGTACAAAAGACTGGCTACGAGTCAGACCTTTCTACTGGCATGCAGGATTTAGAAGCAAACAAGGCAAGACAAATCGCAGCAGACGCACAAGCCCTGCTTCAGTTGAGATAGGGGGAAACATGCCGTTAGGAATCAACAAATATCAAACTCGTGGACTTCCACAAAGAAAAGTAGCAGCGGGCGGATATGACCCCAATGCTGGAACTGGTGCGACTGGCTCAACTGACCCCGGATATACATATTTGGAAGACGGAAACAAAGATGGTGGCTCTAGCGCTGCAGCCATAAAGAACGCAGAAACAGCACGTCTTAAGTTTCTAGCAGAACAACAAGCCGGAACTGATGCTGCCGAAAAGGCACGATTTGGTGCAGCGAATCAACTGAATTATCTTCGTACTCTTTTGGGTCAAGGTGTCCCAGCCTCAATTACTGGAGAGATTGGTGCACAAGAAACTGCTGGTCGTGATTACATCAATACCACAGCAACAAATTTGTTGGCGCGTCTTGCTGGAGCAAGGGACACTGGTCAGCAATTCACAACACAAGGATACGACACACTTCGTAATTATCTTACTGCGAATCCAGCAAATGCTTATGCGCAGGCACAGCGTGCTGTTCCAACGGTTACAAACAATGCTCTTGCCCAATACATGCAGGCTCAGGGTGTAGACCCGTCTATGGCGCAACCAGCAGTAGATACAGCAAACCAGCAGGCTTTGGGTGGCGCTACGAACTATAACCAGTTGCTCAATGTTCTTACTGGTGCAGAATCAGCAGGGCAAGCATCACGGATGTCAGAAGAGCAGATGGCTCGTGCTTTGGCTGGTTCACAACTTCAGTCAATTTATGGTTCTGGTCGTGCAAACGTTGAGTCAGAACAACTCGCAGCGTTGAATGCTTTGGCTACACAAATTTCTAATGCTCGCATTGAGGCTCAAAAAGCACAGACAGCGCAAGAACAAGCAATTCAGACTGCCATAGCGGGACTTGTGGGAACTGGCAATGTTTGCCCTCCAGGTCTAGTAAAGAGCGCAGATGGTCAATCTTGTGTAACCCCATCAACAGAAGAGAAAGATTTTGCTGCGGAAATAGCCGCGGCTTACGCACCTAAGGAAGCAGCATATAATCGTCCCGCACAGACAAACGAACAAATCGCGGAATTGAGGGCAATACAAGAAGCAGCCCGATTAAATGAAGTACGTGGCGGAGGCGTAAAGACATCTCCTTCAGTTGCGGCACTTGCAGCAATCCCGGTCAAGGCATCTAACACGGCATTGCAAAAGAGAATTGATGACTTCGTTGCCGAAAGACCAAGAGCAACACCAGCAGCAGTCGCTGAAGAATTCCCAGAACTTGCGAAAGCAATAGCAAAGAAGAAGAAGAAATAATGGCTAATCAAATCGTTAAACGGCTTGTGGCGGCAGGTGCTAGTCCACAGCGGGCACAACAGTTTGCTTTGCAATTCCAAAAATCAGTCCAAGCCAAGTCCCCTAGTGCAAACCTTAAGCCAAAAGATTACAACGATGCATTTGACTTGGCATTGGCGGAACAATCTAAGGAATTATTTCCAAACGCATTCCGTCCACCAAACTCAACAGACCCAAGTTTTTTGGATTACGCAGAATTTGTTTTAACACCAAGCGCATTGGAAACAATTAAAAAGCGTTCATTTCAAAAAAATGCTCCAAACTTTAATACCAATTTAAGCAAAGGCACAGAAAGCATTGCAGGAAGAATTGCATTAAACATTCAAAATGGCTACGCGCCTGAAGAAATTCGTGATTTTCTTAATACAGAAGTTGAACTTTATGCAAAAGAAGTTGACCCACTAAAGAAAAAAGCATTTACAGACGAATACGACAACCTCTTTTTTGATGTATCAAAACCACTTGATAAAGAAAAAAACGTTGTCAAATATGTTGACAATTTGTATAACGATTACAACAAAGCACAAAATGCCGTAATTACTGAAACTGAATCTTTACTTAAAGACAACAGAGATTACAAGTATGGAATTCCAGATAAAAAACTTACTTACGGTTACTCAACCAATCTTAAAAAAGGCATAGTCGGAGTGGATACCCGTCCAGGAGTAAAGGAGTATTTTGCAAGCGAAAACGAAAAAGCAAAAACTCAATACCCAGGTGCTTCACAGGCAGGTGGTATTGCCATTGATGAAGTTGTTAAGAAATTAAAAGGTTTTACTCCAAACAAAGACGAACAACAACGACGATTTGATATTAAGTACAACAGGTAATGGCTTTAAAACCACGCGACACGCGTCCACCACCAATCATTGGACCTTCAAGTAGTTCTGGTTCAACAACGCAAACAACTGTTCCACCAGTTGTAAAACCGCCGACGGCGCAAACTCCTGTTGTTCAGAGCAATCGTCCAGCACCAATTATTGGAGCGCCAACATATGCTCCGGGAAGTGCTGAAGAATTTACTGCCAACTGGAGTAAACTTTCACCAGAAGAGCAAGCAAAACGAGCACCTGGTGCACTTGCCGACCTACGCTTAGGAGCAAATAAACAAGATCAGATTTTAAGTGGACTCGTATCACAGGCTCAAGCGTACAAAAAAGCGTTGATTGCTACTGGTTCATCCGAAGAAGAAGCAAATTTAATTGTTTCTGGACTCAAGAAACCGGGACAAGGGTTTCAAAAATTAATGCCAGCAATCAAAAAAGTTGGCGGTGGAATTGTTCCCGATATTGCACGAGACGTTGTTAAAACAGTTGGTGGTGGGTTGATACCAGATGTTGCACGAGACACAGTCGGAGCAGTTGGTAGTGCTCTTGCAGGTCCATTGGGTGTTGCTGGCAGAACTTTTCAGGGTGTTATAAAAGAAATCCAACAAGAACTTGATGTTTGGTTTACTGATATAGAGCGCGGTGAACAAACTTACGCAAAACTTCCGGGTCAATTTCGTGAAAAAATTGGACCGTTTGGCATGTTCCGTGGCGGTCCTGTTGGTCTTGAATCTTTAGATGTCCCAAAGACACCAACTGGTAAGGCTGGATTTCAGTGGGGAGAGGTCTTAAAAGTCATTCAAGATGAAGGTGCTGGTGTTGGAACAACAAACTGGCAAAACATGACTGGCAATATCTTTGTTGACCAAGCCGTTGGATTCATTGGAGACATAGGAGGTGACCCACTTAACCTATTGAGTGCTGGTGCTGCTGGTCCTGCCACAAAAAGTGTTTCAAAAATTGCACAATACAGTCCTGAGGCATATAAAATCGCAGAAGCAGCAAGCGATGCATTGAAGTTGCAAGGAAAACTTGCAATAAAACGTGAACTCATTAAGGAAACTATTGAAAATTCTGTCAAGTTTCCTGGCTCGGTTCCAAAAGCAACAGCAGAAGCCGCTGTAGCAGAATTAAAGGTTGTTGAACAACAGTTAAAGGTTGCGACAAAAAATGTTACTAGTGGTAGCACTCCTAGGTTGCGTGGAAGAAATGCCGCTCAGGCACTTGCTAATAACATCAAAGACCAAATTGACAACCTTAAAACTCAACTTAACAATCCAAACATTAGTGCTGAGCAAGCAGCCAATATTCGTTTGTCTCTTGAGTACCTAACACCAGAACTTGTTAAAGATGTTGCACAAAAAGGAATGACTGGTTTGGTAGATGCCACGACGCAGACATTAAAAACAGGCAAATTTTTTACGGATAAAATACAAAAAACAAAAAATGTATTTAAAGATGTTACAACGGGGGCATTCCGAACGACCGACGCCGCAGATGTTCTTGGTGTTTCAAATCGTCTTCGTATTGGTGGGTATTTAGGGAAAAATCAAAATATTGGATTTATGAAAGAAATTCCTTTTACAACAGGAATTGTTCAAAAGTCTGGAAGACTTATTTCAGGGAGACTCGGCGCGGGTCGTGGTCTTGCTACAAAACTGTTTCAGTCAATTGATGATTTTATTCCTGATGGCAATGGTGGTTTTATACCAACGGGTTTGTCTGAACAGCGTGCAGCAGTTAGGGCAGGAACGGCATCAGCATCAGAAGTTGCTAGAAATTTGGAATTAGAACAATTATCAAATACATTTAGAGGCAGACGAGTTTTGTTGAGCAAAGACGTAATTGCAAAATTGTACAGTTACGGTTTAACACCACGCCAAGCCATTCCAGCAGGAAATCTTAAAGGAAACTGGCGTAAGTTTGTTAAAAACATTGCCGCAGATGCAGGGTATACCAAAGATGATCTTCAATCAGTGCTTCCCTACATAACAGATGCTGGCGCTCGTGCATCGGCAAGTCTTACAACAGAACAATCAAAAGCCCTTGCCGCAGTCCAAGGTTTTTTCAAAGACACACTCGGAGAAATAGAAGATGTATCAAAGTTAACTGGTCGCCAAATTGGTAAAATTGATGACTACTTTCCTCAATTTCTTAGCGATGAAGCATTAGCGTTTATAAAGAAAAAACCACAACTTGCCAACCTTGCATCAAGAAAAACAGGTTTTAGTCTGTTTGAACTTAAGGGCAACTTCTTAACTCGCACATTAAAAGTAGATGACGATTTCTTTGGTGTAAAAATAACTGACGACATTCTCAAAAAAGGTGTCACTGAACTAAATAGAATTGCCAACGACGGTGGATGGCAAGGTAAGTTTTTTAATGACGATGTTCTTGATGTAACTCAAAAATATGCAATTAGACACGCCGAGGACATGGCAAGGCAGTTGACTCTTGCTGAAGCACCAGACATTGCCCCCGCATCCTTCGCCAGAGAACTTTTAGGTCCTGGAGCAAAGGTTGCTTCATTTGACCCAGCAAGAGTTGCAAGTGGTTTTGAGGGTTTTGTAAAAGCCCTTAAACGATACCCAGAACTTTCAACAGACTTAGACGCAATTGTTGACGGTCTTAAAACCCAACTTGAAGACTTGGAAACGTATGCTGCTAGAGGAACATACGACATACCAACACTTACGATATTGCAAGATGATGCGTTAAAAAACGCAACGGTTGGTTTGAATTTAACCTTGAGCAAGGCTGGTGCAAAAAGTTTATTTGACTTAACAAGTAAAAGGTTTTCGTCATTTCCAGACATTCTTAACCGTGGTTTTATTGCCATGGATGAATTTGCCCCAAATATCTACGCTCCACCAGAAGTACAAAAACTTTTTAAAGTTGTTAAATCTGCAACAAAGAGCGGTCCGAAAGAAAGACTTTTAAATTTCCTTAGCCGTGAATTGTCAATTGGCAAGGCATACCAATTAGCGTCACCACGGTTTGTGGCACAAAACTATCTTGGCAACTACACAATGATGGTATTTGCTGCTCGTGCACAATTAAAGAATCTTTCGCAGGGTGGAGATATTTATAAAGCAATTGAAAAAGGAATTAAACTTGGCAAGTCTGTAGATGAAGTTGCAACAGAACTTGCCGCAAAGGGTGTTGTGAAAGATGCAAAACAGGTTGTTGATGCATACGCCTTGATTGGCTCTAGCGGTTTTGGTAGATACGGAGAAGTTGCGGCAGAACTTGGGAACGTTGCAAAACCTGGCATAAGGCAAGGTGTGGCACAAGGACTTCCTGGTGTTAGGAATTTTGACAAAGGTGTAACAAAGAAAATCTCAGAAGTAATTGGTGGCGTTCCGCAAGCAGTGCGCGGTGTTGCTGGTGATTTAGAGCAACGACAACGATTTCAATTCATGTGGGACGGAGTTCAACAGGGGTTAACTCCACAAGAAGCCGTCACCCGCGTGCAGTATTACTTATTTGATTACGAAGACATATCAAAGTTTGACAGATTTGCAAAACAACTTGTTCCTTACTATATGTGGTTGAGCAGAAACACGCCACGACAACTTACAATCATGGCTCTTGAACCAAGACCGTATATTTTGGCAGAAAAGTTAAAGAATGCAACGGAAAAAGAAGACACAACAAATCCAGACAGTCCAAATTTTAGTCCGGTAACTCCGTATGAGGCTCAGCGTGGTGTATACAGAAGAGAAGAATCACAAGGGTTTGGTAAATTGTTTAACAAACTTGGTTTTGGCAAAGTTGATTTAGGTTTGCCGTTGATTGGATTTGGTGAAGAATCTCCATCCAAATATCTTGAAAGCCCGTTGCAGGCATTTGCAGGACCATTGCGACCAGAACTTCGTCTTCCTATTGAGTTGGCAGCAAATCAAATTATTGGTTTGGGTGGAGCGCCAATTGCAAAATACACCGATGTAGACCCTACTGCGGCAAAAGTTGAGTACGCAATCCGTTCGTTAGGATTTGCCCAACCGCTCGCATTGGCAAAACGGTACATTGGGGCACTTCCTCCAGCCAGAGCAAACGAAACGATACAGAAAATTTTTGATATTGGTGCTGACGAAAACGAACCGGGACAACAAGCACTTGCTGCTGTGTTGAGGATTATTGGTTTTGTTTTAACTCCAAGTCCACGAACAAACCAATTGATTGGTCAGGTTGGACAGGGAACATACAACGCAAAAACAGAATTAGAAAATCAACAAAAGAAATTAGAAAACGACGCTTTGCGTGAATACCAACAACGACAAACACAGCCTTAAGTTAATCTGAATCGTTGCGCCGTTCATGCCAGCCATCTTCTTCGCAATCTAAATACTCTTCTAAGAACATGATGAAGTTCAACAAGAACTCTTCAATGTATTCATGGGATTCCATTGTTTCTTCTGACAACGGATCCATTGTGTCATAAAACTTTTCTA